CTGCCTGCTTTGGGTGATCCGTCGTCTTTCATCAACAACCCCGATGTGACGGGCCAACCCATCGTCCCCGTGCCTGCCTGCGCCTACAATGTCGACGCCCCGAGCGTTCAGACGATGCAGTCACTGCTTAACATGGCGAACCCTTTCCAGCGCCGACGGGCCCTGGGGTTGGCTTTTGGCGACATGAATGTGCCCTGGCTCGATACTAGGGCTCAGATGCTCGAGGGCAAACTACCTGACGATACCCCCATCACGGGCGGCATCTCTGGCACTTCGGGTGCTATGCCTGGGCCCCAAACCAAATACGAGGCGGTGCCCCAATTCCACGCTTTTACCCCTGAGTTGTCTTCTGTTCTGTCGGATCGGGGCTTCAACCTAGGCGGTTTTGCTACTGGTGGCGGTGTTCCTGGCTATGCTGACGGCTCCTCGGCAACCTTCTGCCAGTCTTATGGGCTGTCTTCTCAGTACACCCCGAAGTTCTACAGCGTCAAGTGCAATATGCTGACTTCCCCTGCTGTAAAGAGAAGCCCTCTGGCCCTTGCCGCCCTCAAGCAGATGCAATCCCATATTTCCTCCGCTGGCAACATGGGCGGCATGGCAAAGGGTGGCCTGCCTGCTAAGTACCAGGAAGCCGCTCCAGACGGCCATAAACCCGAGTTCATCACGGGACTGACGGGTTATTACGCTGGCGGTCGGGGCACGGGCCAGTCGGACGACATCCCTGCCATGCTCCATGACGGCGACTATGTGATCGACGCCGAGGCCGTTTCTGCCCTGGGAGACGGCTCCAGCAAGGCTGGAAACGAGGCCTTGATGCGCTTCATGCACCAGGTTCCCCACCGCAAAGAGGTCGGTTCTGGCAACCCCGTACCCGCCAAGATCGCTGACGGCGAGGTGGTTTTGCCCGAATCCTTTGTGACCGCCCTGGGAGGCGGCGACAACAAGCGTGGGGCTAGGATGCTGGACGAGATGCGCCAGCGCCTGAGAGAACACAAAAGATCGGCTCCCAACAGTAAAATCCCTCCTAAGGCGAAATCTCCACTTGAGTATCTCAAGGGTGTGAAAGGTTAACCATGGCAAACATGCTCCAGTCCTCACAAACTCAAGCCACACAGGCTCCGAGTTTTTATACCAACTACCTGAGTAACATCGCCTCTCAGGCAGGCAATTTTTTGCCTGGTCAGCCATGCGCTCCGCAGTATGTTGGTGCCCAGCCGCTCCAAACCAAAGCCTTTCAGAGCGCCTGCCAGAGTTCTGGCACTTACCAGCCTTTCGTGCAACAAGGCACGGGCTTCATCGGTCAGGCCGCTGGTCAAGACATCACTGGGGCCGCACAACCTTTCTTGCAAGCAGGCACCACTGCAAGTCCCCTATCTGCCGCACAGCCTTTGATTAACCAGGCTGGTGGTCTGAACCTTGCACAACTCGCTGGCGAATACATGAGCCCGTACATCCAGTGTGCGGTGCAGAGAATGTCCGACATCGGCATGCGAAACATCCGTCAGAACCTGGCACCCCAGGCCACTGCGGCGGCTGTCGGCTCGGGTCAGTTTGGCTCCCAGCGTGGTGCTCAGGTGTTGGGTCAAGTCGAGGCCAACGCCATGCAGGACTTGAACAGCCAGATCGCCAACATGCTGAACACGGGTTACACCACTGCCCTGTGTGCCGCTAAGGCAAAGCAAGGCATCCTGAGCCAACTCGCAGGCACCACCTCTGCCGCCCAGCAGGCTCAGAATCAGGCTCAGTTGACCGCTGGTCAGACTGCCGCAAGCGCCGCAACTCAACAGGCCAATGCGCTCCAGCAGGCTGGTTTGGGCATGGGCACCCTGGGCACCCAGGGCCAGAACATCAACCTGGCTGACATCAACGCCCTGGCTACCTTGGGCGGTCAACAGCAGACCATCGGTCAGAACCAGCAGATGTTCCCGATGACCACGCTGTCGAACCTGGCCTCGATCCTCCAGGGCTACAACATCCCGACGACCACGCAGACCACCCTGTGCATGTCGCCGCTGTCTGCCGCCGCCGCAATTGGCGCAGGCACTCTGGGCATGTTCACCCCGACCACTGCTGGTGGTGTAGCCCCGATCAATTCTGTCTTCTGCACCGTCAAAGGCTGGTTCAGCGGCGGTGGCGGTGGTGGCGGTGGGATCAATCCTCCTCCTGTTACTTGCTACTACGATACCAACGGCAATCTTGTGTATTGCCAAGGATTCAAAGAAGGCGGTTTGGTGAAAACCAAGGCTGGCGGGTCAATCGGATGCAAGTCAACCCGCACTCGTGGCGGTCTTCCCAGTTAAGGAGCAGTCATGGCTGAAAAAGAAACGATGACATCGCCGTTGAACACTGTGATGTTCAATGTGCCGCAGGTTAATCTCAAAAGTATTAACCCCACTGACATTGCTACCGATCCCCAGTTGCAAGAGGAGTACAAACGAGCCCTTGCCGCTCGTGACAAGTACACCGAAGAACTCGAGAAACGCTACCAACAACCCAACTGGTTCAAGGTTGCCGCAGGCTTCGCCAAGCCTCAACTGGGTGGCTTCCTGGCGTCGATGGGAAGCGCCAGCCAAGCCCTGGGCGACTGGCAAGAGCAGGCCCGTGCAATTGCACCCACCATCGCACAGATGAGGGCAGAGACCGCCATGGGTCAGATTGCTCTTCAGCAAGGCCTGAAGGCCGCTGATATCGCTGGTAAGGCTCGTGGTCAGGGTCGCATTCAATCGCCCACTGAAGCCGCTCAAGTGGCTGGCTTGACGGGAGGCCCCGCTACCGAAGCAAAGACTGGTCAAGAAATCCAAACTGCTCAAATCGGTGACTTCATCCGAGCCTTGAGCGAGAACCGAAATTATCTCGACCTTGTGAAAGAATTCGGCAAGGAATTCGTCGACAGAACACTCCCTGGCATGTTGACCATCCCTGGCATCAAACCGCCTCCTGGTTATTCTGGTGCTGGCGCTACTGGTCTGGGTGGTGCTCCCGCTCCTGGTGGGGAGCCTGTTGTAGCACCTGTTACAGCACCCGCCGCCGCTCCTGCCACACCCGCCGCCGCTTCAGAAACTAAAACGGCAAGTGGTCGCATCCAGATTCCTGGCGTGGATGTGGACTCATTAACCGAGGCACAGTACCTTTCTGCACTGAAGGACTACAACACCCTTCAGCAAGAGAAGTATCAGAAACTCACTTCTGATGTGAGCAAGCAGGCCACTGGTGGTCAGAAGGTGTTCGAGACTGCACAGCAAATTCACGATGTCGCCAGCAGTCCCACTCTAACGCCGATTTTTGCTCAGTTCGAGAAGGGCAACCCCGCAGGCATCATTGGAAAAATGCTCGAGAGCCAGAGCGTGTCGTCGACCCTTGCGAACATGCGTGAGTATGTGCAAAAGGCTCGTCTGGGTGCCAGCGAGAAGAAAGACGCACTCACTCGCCTGAACCAGTTGGAAACCTTGATGGGCTCTTTGCAGACCGAGATGCAAAACGCCGTGATCAACCCGACCAACGAGCGCACCATGGCTGAGTTTGCATCCTTGCCTGGTCTTCGCAACACTCAAGACGCCTTCTTGCGAAGCATTCGCTACATCGCCAACGAAGGCCTGACCAAGTACGAGAACCAGTTTGCTCTGCAAAACGCCAGCAAGACCCCTCAGTTCGACCCGAACTACTGGACTCAAAGCACACCGTTCCAGAATGTGTTGCACAACTCGACCGTGCGTCGTAACGCCATTGTGCAAAACCCTGGCACCCAGGATCGCCCCGCCTTCATGCGTGGCTCCATCGACGAGGTGGCGTTCAAAGGCGGTCAGAAGAAGGAGCAGGGTAGAAAGCGACCGACTGCCAAAGAGTTGCGTGAGCAGGCCAACAAAGAAGATTGAGGTGAGTCATGGCTAAGTTGACTGCGGAACAAAAGCGCCTCATCAAGATCATCGAGGCAGAGGCGATCAGGGCTGGAGTCGATCCCGACTTTGCTGTGGCCCTAGCAAACCTCGAGAGCGGTTTCCGTCATGTGCCTGCGGATGACAAGAAGTCCACTGCGTTTGGGCCGTTCCAGGTCAACCGAGCCACTGCCGAAGCCAATGGCGTCGACTACGACAAAATGAAAGAAAGCCCCGAACTTGCGATCAAAGCGGGGATCATGAACATCGCTCGTCACGCCAACAATCCTCAGTTCGAGGGCGATCCGTTCCGAATTGCCGCCGCCCACCGCTATGGCGAGAACTCCGACTATGCCAAGACTGGCGACATCTCGAAGATCGACAAGACCCTCGCTGGTTACCTTGCAAGCGCCCTGGAGCACTTCCCCAACGAAGAGTTCCCAGCCACGGTCTACACCAAGCCCAAAGAGGAAAAGTCTCAGGAAGCGCCTCAGGCCCGTGCAGACGAGTCTCGTGACACCGCCGAATCCGACCTCGACATGGGCTCAAAACCTTTGGGTGCGGCAAATCCCCAGGAGCAGGCCGCAATAGATGCCGAGCAAGACGCTTGGGAGCGTAAGCAAGCCGCCGCCACCCTGGGCCTGACTGGCGCTGGTTTTGGGGCCGTCAAGGTTCCAACGCTGAAAATCCTGCACCGTTTGTCAAAGGCTTTGCCTGGGAGCAAAGTGTCCGTGGAAGATGCCGCCAAACTGGCTGAGAAGGTCGCCACGGGGCAAGTGCCTACCGCTGGTGCCCCTGGTACACCTACAGCGGCTCCTGGGGCCCCTGGAGCGCCTCAGAGCGTGGTTCGTGTGCAACCCCAGGGCGGCTCTGGCACCTTCAACTATGGCAAGGCCTTTGGGCTGACCGACATTGAGGCCCAGAGGGCGCTGGACATGACCAAGGGTGAGGGTGGGGTGCATGATCTCACCACCCAACGTCGTGCGGCAACTCAGAAAATCGAAAGGTTGTTCCCGACTGAGACTTGGCGTGAGAACCCGCTGTATGGTGGCTTGATCACGACCGATCCTGGCGTTGGCAGTGGGCCCCGAGCATCGTATGTATCTACCCCTGAGGGCACCAGACAGTTGCCTCCCCGCCAGCCGATTGCCACGGGCCTGCCGCCTCCAATCCAGGTTCCCACGCCCATGAGCGCCCCTGACAAGGTGCAAAAGGGTTTCCAGTATGTGATGGGCTCGTCGCCCGTGAAGTACGGTCTTGCTGGCGCAGGCATCGGCTACAACCTCGAGGACGCCTACCAGAACCTGTTCCCACAAGGGGGGCGTGAGCGCAACATCCCTGCTGGTTTGGCGTCTCTGGGTGCGGCTGGAGCCAGTGGCCTGACCCTGGTGCCCAGTTATGCCGCTCGAGCCAATCCTGCGGCGATTGCGCTGACTACCACGGGTCAGGTGTTGGGTGATCTTGGAAGAGGTGACCGACAGTCTGCCGCTGAGTCGGGGTTGACTGGCGCAGTGATGTTGGCCCCGAGAAGGTTAGGCCCACTCGGTGCTATCTTTTACTCGCCAAGTTTGAACAAGGGTGAAGAAGAAGAGTTGAAGCGGCGTCGAGCACTCGCTCCAACCATAACAGCACCTTGAGTCATGTGGGCCGTCTCCCCCGCATGAGGGCATTGCAGTTGCCCCTTTGCCCCCCTGCCTCACGGCGGGGGGTCTTTTTTAGTCTTCCATCTCGAATAGCACCCACATCAGGACGATGAAGATGATCAAGACGTGCATCAGATTTGCCCTCGCACTGACACTATCTTGTCAGCCACCAAAGAGTTCACGCTACGAGCGATATCAACGCACAGGTCTCGTTCCCCTTTTTCGATCTTGGGCTTTGCCGCATTGATGAATGCGTTGGCCAACTTCACTAGGTCATCCTGGAGGAAGTTGTAGTTTTCCTCCAGTTTGGTGTTGATGAAGACCTCGGCAATCTCTTGCGCTGTGAGGATTGGTTTCTTGGCAATCATCTTTATGCTCCAAAGTTGTTTTTTAGTTTCCAGAAATTCAGTAGGCACTGGAACATCTCCCAGCCCCGTTGCAGGTCTTGTTCAGACCATTCCACGATCTTGATAAGACCAGGAACCGTGACCGATGCAAACACGTTGGCGCACCGTGCATGGGGCACATTGAGGCCATTGCGGTAGGCGGCGAGTTGCATCAGGTGTTCGTCGTATGCCACAACATCGTCGTCCTCAGTGAACTCTTTTGTCTTGGCGTCGAGCACGATGCCCACAGGGCAACTTTCGTCGGGTGAGCACCACAGGTCGACCTTACCGCCAAACCCCAGGGGGCTGGCAAAGGCCGTCTCCGTTTTCCAGGTCTGGAATGGGTGAGTCTTAAAGTGGTTAAAGATCGACTCCTCGAAGGCCATGGCGATGTCTTCGTGGTGGACAGGGCGCACACCCTCGAACCATGCCTCGATGGATTCGTGGATGCGAGTGCCCCGTTCTGCGGCCTGCTTAGCGGTCTCTTTCGAGTCAGCCACGATACGGGCGATCAGGTCTTTTTCGGACTCACCAGGCAAGCGTGGCAGGGTCAGGGCGGCGAGGAGCATTTGCTCCTGCTTCCAGGCCTCCAAACCAGGCTTGGCGGCGATTTTCATGACCGTGGTGACCGAGGGTACCAGGTTCATCTTTCGTGCGTCCCTGAGGGTCGTGGGGCGGTCTGAGCCGTCCTTGGCCTTCACGGTGTACTGGGGGCCACCGTCTTGGCGGTACCAGTGGACTGACTCGGCTGACCGAGCAATGATCGTTGCCATGTGTTCTCCTTATGGGTAATTTGTGTGTTTGAATTCGATTTCAACGGGTTCGTAGGTGGCTTCAAAGATGTCGGGCTTGCAGGAGTAGACTTCATTTTTCACGCCAGTGATGATCCAGTCGCCTGGAGTGACAAACAGCGGCCCCTCTAGCGTTTGGATGAGGGGGTCTTTGCCCCCGTTGGTCATCTTGACAGCGGGGTGATCGCCGTCCTTGAACCACTGGACGGCCTCGATGACCACGGGCTTCTTGCGGAACTTTTTGGGTGCTGGCTTTGTGGCTTCGTCATTCCACGAGGCCATCTTGGGAAGTTTGTTGAAGTCGTCCATCAGAACATCCCCAACCAAATGCCAGTGCCGTGAACACAACCGACTGGGAAGAAGATCGCCCCAGCCAGTAGGAACAGCCACGATGCGGTATTGATGCAAACCACCACATGGGTGAGCCATGCCAGACCAACCCATGCAACCAAAAGGATAGGAAGAAGTTCGCTCATGCTGTTTTCCTCCCAGGCTTGGCTTTGGGTGTGCCGTCCTTCTTCAGGCCGTGCGGTGCATTGGCTTTTGTGTACTTGGCGATGATCTTGTTGCGCTTGGTCTTAGCCGACCACACGCCAGCATCCTTCATGGCCTGGACTTGCTGACTGCGAAGAGTGATTTTCTTCGGTGGGTTGGTGGCGACGGGCACCGCACGATCCCAGTACAGTTTCTCAGCCAGCAGGTAGCCCTCGAGGGGCCAAATCTGACGGATGGCGTCATCGAATGCAATCTTGCGTCCGATGTTCATATCGAAGTTGGATGCATCCACGCAGGCACTAAAGCCGTTGACGGTGTATCCGTTCTCGAGCGTCAGTTGACAGACAGTAGTTCGACCATCGGGTAAGACGAGGTACATCTCGCCCTTGATCTTTGATTTGATGTGCTCCAGAGTCACTGTGTTTTCCATGATCATCTCCATTCAAATGCCACAAACTCGTGAACTGCGTTTGCCCAGTGATACCTCTTGTGGGCATTTGTCGGCAGGCAAAGCAGGATCACGATGCGTACGGGTGCTACCAACACCCAGATGAGCGCCCACAGGATCATGGGCGTCACTTCTCCGATCCAATCGAAGAATTTCGTCATCTACATCTCCCGTCAGAAGGGGATATCGTCATCTTCGTCCACACCACCAGGCGAACCTGCGGGGCTGGACTGAGACTGACCTTGCTTGACACCAGCGAGTTTTTGCCACTCAGGCGAAGACTGAATCTTCGTCTTGAGGTTGTCGCTGAAGGTCTCGAACAGAGCGAAGTCGGGCTCGTTCAAGTTGAACATCTCGTTCTTGTTGACAGCCTGGGGCAAGCCGTTTTGCTTGAGCATGGCAGGCACAGGTGTGACGCCGTCGACGTTGCTGTAGACCTTGTTGCCCGTCTTGGCGGGGCGCTCGATGATGTTGAGCATGCACCATGCACCCAGCACATTGGTGAGGTCGAAGCGGCGCATCTCCTCTTGTGTAAACTGTCTGCCACGCCACGATTGGAGGTCGAGACGCAGGTTGGCTTTTTCCGACCAAGAGAGGGTGTAGTTCTTGAAGATGGCGAAGGGTCGACCGTCTTGCATCTTGAGGGGTGAGCCGTCATCACGAGTGCCGTGAATCTCCCAGCCGATCATGATTTTGTGAAGGTACTTGGTCTGGCCCATGTACTCAGTGCGCTGAGTGCCAAGATCGATGATGCGGTAGCACCGTGCCAGGTGCATACCAGGTGGGCAACGCTCGAATGAGCCACCCGTGTCTTCTGCATAAAAACCCATGTCGTCCTCCTTGGACAAATTACCCGATCAACTTGACCGTGGAAGAACTATAACACAAAGTTAGAAGTGTGTTAGAATTTTTTTCATGGGCAAAAGCGGATGCTGTGCGGGTGTCAGGTCGTGGTGCAACTCCACCCCGTTTCATGATCACAGAAGTAGCGAGTAGCCCACCACAAGAAAGGACGACTATGGATTTGAAGACTTACTTCAAAGACGAGCCGTACGGAGCAAAAAAGGAAATGGCAGAGTACCTGGGAATCACGCCGACATGGCTGGGCCTGCTGTTGCGAAAGGCACGACGACCGTCTGCGACATTGGCAAAGAAAATTGAGAAGGCCACACAAGGCCTCGTGACTGCAAGAGAACTGCGACCCGATTTGTTTGACTGACCCGATGTTGGGTTTTTATAGGAGATGAAGATGAAGAGAGCAATCAAGGCTGTCAAGGCCACCGAGATTCGCATCGATGGTGGCACACAGTCCAGGGTGGACATCGATCCGCACTGGGTTCATGAGATGGTCGACAACATGAAAAATGAAGTCGAGTACCCACCGATTGAAGCCAGGTTCGACGGTGTCTGCTACTGGCTCACCGATGGCTTTCATCGGTACCACGCCTACATGCAACTGGGCATCAAGAACATCGAGGTGTCGTACCTGCCTGGTACCCAATTCGACGCCCAATTGGACTCGTACAAGGCCAACGCCAAGCACGGCAAGCCCCGCACCAGGGCAGACAAGCAAAATGCCGTAGAGCAAGCCCTGGCGAACCCCCTGATCGAAGACAAGAGCAACTACGCCATTGCCAAGATTTGCGAGGTGTCCCAGTCCTTTGTTGCCGCCATTCGTGACCCCAAGGCCCGTGAGCGTCAGCAAGAGGCGAAAAAACAACACATCGTCAAAAAAGCCCAAGAAATTAGGGAAAACGATAATAAAAAAGAGGAGGAGACTACTAGTCAGACTAGTAACACTTCTGTTTCCATGCCTGCTCCAGCGGGTGGTGAGGAGCCCGATGAGGCTGAGTTGCTGGCAAACCAGCGCAAGCACGAGGCTGACCTGGAGACCCTGGGCAAGTTCCTCGACGCTGACGACAAGATGGCTCACCTGTACAAGGAGAACGAGCGCCTGAACCACTTGGTGGTGATGAAAGACCTGCGGATCAAGGAACTCATGAACGAGAAGTCTGCCGCAGTGAAGATGGTCAAAGACCTACAGAAACAACTCGACAAACTGAAAGACAAAAAATGAACCAAGTCCTAGCGCCAGATGAGCGTGATGATGGATTCCCCGCCCCTCGGCAATTCCAGATCGACGCCCACAACGAACTCCGCAGGGGGTTCAAAGACGGTCACAAGAACCAACTGATCATGGCCCCCACAGGGGCTGGCAAGACCTACCTGGGCTTGCGTGTGTGCAACGAGGCCATGCAAAAGGGCAAACGCACGGTGTTTCTGTGCGACCGCACCACCCTGATTGACCAGACCTCTGCCGTGGCTGACCGCTACGGGCTGGTGGATCACGGCATCATCCAGGCCAACCACTGGCGTCGCCGCCCTGACGAGTTGCTCCAGATCGCATCCGTGCAGACGGTGGCAAAGCGCCAGTTCTGGCCGCAGGTCGATGTCTTGGTGGTCGACGAGGCCCATACGACCTACAAGGCCTGGACAAAGTTTGCCCAAGAGACCAAGGCGGTCGTGATTGGCCTGTCTGCCACGCCCTTCACCCCAGGGCTGGGAAAAATCTTTACCAACCTGGTAAACGCCACCACGATGCACGACCTGACTCAGTTGGGGGTGCTGGTGCCCATGCGGATTTTCTCGTGCCGCAAGCCCGATATGACTGGCGCAGAGACCCAGGGCAAACAGGGCGAGTGGACTGATAAAGCCGCCGAAGAGCGGGAGATGGCGATTGTGGGTGATGTGGTCAACGACTGGCTCACCTATGGCGATAACCGCAAGACCATTGTGTTCGGTGCCACGATCAAGCATTGCGAAGAGTTGGCCCGACAGTTCATCGCCAACGGCGTGATGGCGGCGGTGTTCACCTCTGAGACCACTGCGAAGGAGCGTGAAGCCCTCTTGGCTGAGTACCGCAAGCCTGACTCGATGCTGAAGGTGCTGATCAGTGTGGAGGCCCTGGCGAAGGGTTTTGATGTGCCTGATGTGGGTTGCATCTGCGACGCCCGTCCCTTGCGTAAATCGCTGTCGACGGCGATCCAGATGTGGGGCCGTGGCCTGCGCTCGTCACCCGAGACTGGCAAGAAGGACTGCCACCTGCTGGACTTCAGCGGCAACATCATCCGATTCTTTGACGACTTCAACGACATCTACTTCAACGGCCTGGATGCGCTGAACGATGGCGAGAAGTTGGATAAAAAAGTCAGGACAAAAGAAGAGTTCGAGAAGAAGGGTTGCCCTCGCTGTGGGTACACGCCGTTTCACAAGCGGTGCATGGCCTGCGGGTATGAAAAGCAAGTCACCACGATCACCGATGTGCGCCCTGGCGACATGCGGGAGATTTACATGGGTGAGGGCAAGAACAAAAAGAAGATGGCTGACAACGCCGAGCACCTGTGGAACCAGTGCTGTTCGTACGCTAGGATTTACAGCAAGCCTGAGAGCCAACAGGGACGGGCATATCACCTGTTCAAGAAGATCACGGGCCAAGACCCGATCTGGAGGTTCACGACTGCGCCCCAGGTGGAAATCCTGAACACGGTCTACAACAAAATCCAGCAGATGAACATGGCCTACCGTGCCGCAACAAAGGGGCTGAAATGAAACGAGAAGAGTACATTGACCTTGCACGGCGAGCAGGATTTGAAGTGGATGCTGAAGGCCGTCTGTGTGTGTATGGAAGCAGTCCAGCGCTCATGAAGCCAAACTACGAAGGCACATTGGTGGACGGCATGAAAAAGATGGTTGATCTGGCGATTGCCGCAGAGCGTGAAGCATGTGCAAAGGTGTGTGAACAAGACGAAAACCGAGCGGATGACTGGACACCCGACTCCCGCCCTGGTGGGCACTTTGCTAACGCCATCCGAGCAAGGGGACAAGCATGACCACAGATGAAATCCGTGCCTACTTTGAGGCAAAGGGTGTGAGTCAGCGTGAGGTTGCAAGGTTTATTGGTGTTGACACCAGAACGATGCGGATGTGGTTTAGCGGTCACAAAGAACCACCTCAACTGTTCAGCATGGCAATTCAGGCAAACATTTTTGGCGTGGAAGAACGCCCTAATGAGCGTGTGTCAAAACGACTTGTACTAAGGAAAGTACATGAAAACCAAACAGGAAATTAAAGAAGAAATCATTGAATTGTATGGGGCTACGCAAGCCTTGAACGAGGCAATGAACATACTTCATGCACAATGCATGGAAAAGAGCAAACAGATGATGGCGTTGAACCAGATGCTCAAAGAAATGGAGAGTGATGATGACTGATTTCATCACCTTTGCACGGGCCCACAATGTCGAGATCGATCCGAGCCGCCTGTACCCGTCCGACAAGATCAAGCGGTGCGGCACCGTCGAGAAGCCTCGCTCGGGCAACGGGGCCTACTTCTGGGACGGTCAGCGTGGCTGGGTCATGGACTGGTCAGGAGAGGCCAGGGTCGTTTGGTACAACGATCCCAATGCCAAACCTTGGACTGAGGACGAAAAGCGCCTGTGGGCCGCAAAAAGGGCCTCTGCGGCCACTGAGCAGGAGCACCGCTACCAGCAAGCCGCCATCCAGGCTGACGCTACCCTGCGCTCGGCAAAGCCTGACCACCATCCTTACCTCGAGATGAAGGGGTTCAAAGACGAGAAGGGCCTGGTGCTGGACGACCGCCTGCTGATCCCGATGCGAAATGTTGTGACCAACAAACTCCAGGGCTACCAGTCGATCCGCTGGATGCCCGAGGAGCGCAAGTACGAGAAAAAGATGCTCACGGGCATGAGGGCCAAGAATGCGGTGTTGTATATGGGCAACAGGGATTCTGGCGAGGCGTGGCTGGTGGAGGGTTTTGCCACGGGCCTGAGCGTCAGGAACGCCCTCAGGAGCGTCGGACTGCCTGGGTCGGTGGTGGTGTGCTTCAGCGCCTCGAATTTGATCCAGGTGGCTGACCAGATACCTGGCAAGCGGTTTGTGTTCGCAGACAACGACGAGAGCAAGACGGGCGAGAAGTCGGCCCAGGCCACTGGCCTACCCTGGACGATGGCTGACGAGGTCGGGATGGACGCCAACGACTTGCATGCCAGGAAGGGCCTGTTTGCCGTGGTCGCCAAGATCATGGAATGTCGAGCAAAGGAGAGTTTGCACAGTTGACAAGGTTTTTCGGATTTCTTTAAAATTCGCTCATTGCTAGGCTTGGAACCCGATGCAAGACATGAAGGCTGTTTAGCCTGATCCCGACCCCGTGAGGGGTGGCCCGTCCCCAAAAAGGACTGGCGGTTCCAACGGGGTCAGACTAAACAGCCTTTTTGCATTTCCAGGCCTGCCGTACTCCACACGAAAGTAAGACCTCAACCTGGGGGCGTGGAAGAAAAGGGTACACGGTATGCCGCAAGGCTAGGGGGCAGTTCCCGAATAATCCGTGCGGCTGGTCGAATCATCAAGCCGAGGGGCAGACGGTATCCAATCCGTCGCATGATGATCCTGTTCAACAGGGGTGAAGCACCTTCCCTCTCTACCCTACGCTGTGGGGTAGGGGGGTCTTTGGGTGAAAGGATAGAGAGAGACAAAAAAGGGGTGAGCGGCCCGATTTTTTTTGAACAGAAATCAAACTCAGTGTTAGACTCATTGGGTCAATTCAGGAGAGAAAAAGATGGATCAATTGCAAGAGGCGGGGTATTTCCAGACGAAGATTTACGCTGTCAAGAAGCCCGAGTTTTTGGAGGCGGTCAAGAAGGTTTCCGACAGGCACCTCGAGGAGGCCAGGAAGTCGCACGGTGAGAACAAGCAGATGACTGTGATGACCACCACCTACGCCCATGAGCCTGAACTTGCGGGGTTTGCCGAGTATGTGTCTCAGACCGCCTGGAACATCCTGGCGTCGCAGGGCTACAAGATGGACGACCTGGTGACCTACTTCACGGAGATGTGGACTCAAGAGCACAACACGGTGTCGGACATGCCCTACCATGTCCACAACATGGGCTCGCAGATCAGCGCCTTCTACTTCCTGGATGTGCCCCCTGGCGGTTGCCAGATGCTGATCCATGACCCCCGCCCGACCAAGATGATGATCAACCTGCCTGCGGCAGACGACAAGGTCGTGAGCGAGGCTTCCCCGCACATTGTGTTCACGCCCGAGGTGGGCACCATCTTGTTTGCAAATGCTTGGTTGCCGCACTCGTTTACCAAAAACATGAGCCTGGAGCCCACACGGTTTGTCCACATGAATCTGGGCGTCATGCTGGTGGAGAACTCCCAGGTGGAGGTGGTGTGAAGTACAGGATCAGGTACAACAAGACGGCGGGTCAGCCTGGGCGGGGCACCATCGACCACAAATGGCGGGTGTTCGACGAGACGGGCAAAGAGTGGCTGTGCAAGGCGGTGGTGATCCAAACCGTGGCCAGGACAGCCCAAGACCCCAACGGTGTTGACTGGAACATGGAGTGCGAAGGAAAGATGGCCATTGAACGGTCAACATCAACAATCACAATTGTCTAACTTTGTGTTAGACTCAGGTCACCACGCCGATGTGGGTTAAGGAGAGAGAATGACGACATACACAATGCTTGATGCGATGATGGCCAGCCCCACGGAGCCGTTGCCCATCGAGAAGCGCATGTACCAACTCCAGGTCATGTGGCAGGCTTTGGAGAACATCGAGAAGGCCGACAATCCTACGGTCTATGACTGGGAGGCTGTGGCAGATGCCATCAACATGATGGAAGCCCTGCGAGACATAGGGGCGGTGCAAGACCCTGACGGCGCCCTCGAGGACGCCATACAAGCCATGGGCAAGGCAGGCTATCGATCTCTGGGTGGCGCCAACATCCGTTTGGATGGATCGGCCCTGAACTTGATGCGGGGCATCCTGGAGGACTACTGCGAGGCCCTCAACGCACTCCCTGCCCGAACCATGATCAGTGCCCACCGATACGCTGAGAAGCGCATTCAGTCGATGCTCAAGGGCAAGAAAAGAAAAAACGATGTGGTGGTGCGGCGATGACTGAACAAGAAGACAAACGATTCATGAAGCGCAAGGCAGTCTTCGTCACTGAGGGCCTGCCTGAGGAAGACGCCCTCGACCTGGCGTACAGCATGATGATGCGAGACAGAGACCCACAAGACGACCGTCGTGTGTGCTTTGAGTGCTCCAACTACACGGGCAAGTACTGCATGAAGATGAGAGACCGCCTGGGCAAGCCACAAATCCCTCTGCGGTTCATTTTGCAACGGTGTGATGACTTTGAATTGAAGGGGACAAAATGAGAATTCTTGGAATCGATCCAGGCCTATCTGGCGCATTCGTGTTGCTGGAAGATGGCACACCCATCGAGTGGGGGCTGATGCCCACCATGGTCGAGGGCTCCAACAACCGTGTGAACGGTGCATCCCTGGCGGCACTCTGGCGGTTTGCCAATATTGACATTGCTTTCATGGAACAGGTCAACGCCATGCCTGGTCAGGGGGTGACATCGATGTTCACCTTTGGACATGCCGCAGGCACCGTCAGGGGCGTCCTGGGGGCGTTGGAGATACCCGTGCGGATGGTGACGCCCCAGGCCTGGAAGAAACATGTGGGCCTGCTTAACAAAGACAAAGACGCCGCCAGGTCTCTGGCCATTCAGATGTGGCCCAACTGGCGTGTGCTCGACAAAAAGGGCGAGGGCCAAGCCCTGGCAGACGCCGCACTGATTGCGAGGTATGGATCATGAACCCAGTCGTTGCTGATCTTGCATCAAAAGTAGGGTTTGATGCCGCTGACTACACATGGTTTGATTTCACAGACCTGGGTAATGGGGTTGAAGAAGAACTGACTCAGATTGGTCGCCAGCATGGATGGGACAAAGAAATGCGGCATCTTGATGAGTTTTTAACGCCCTCTGATCACATGGCAATCATTCAACCTGCATGGCCCAATATTGCGTTCACTTACGATAAATACATCAAAATTGGAGCATACGAGGGTGCGGCGGCAATGTTGTGGGGGGACGATGGATTTAACACCCCTTATGTGATTGTCACCGAGAAGCGGGTAAGAGTGGCTGATAGTGAAGATGACCCTCCAGAAGGCACAAATGTGATCATTCATCAAAAGTTGATGAAAGTCATAAAAGAGGGTGGCAGAGACGAAAAAGAGATGATCAAACTGTATGAGGATGCCTGCATTAGTGCGGTGAACTATGCCTGTCTTGTCAACTTGAGAGCACATACCACTGAGCAAGTGGTCACAGCGCACATGGCAAAGGGTATGGATTTCATCAATCGCAAGCGCCGAGCCAAACACCAGCCTTTGATGTATTCATGGAACACCATTGAGTTGAAGCCTGAGCCGCAAGTTAAACAACCCCATAAAGGCGGTACGCATGCAAGCCCAGCACGTCATAAACGCAGAGCGCACATGAGGAGAAAACGCTCAGGTGGATTTACGTGGATTCCTGAGATGTGGGTAGGGAAGATTGAGAACGGTTTCATCGTCCATGACTATGTGCCAGATCGTGAACTAACAGAAAGAAAATCATGAACCAGAAAGACATCAACGACGCCGTGGACTATCTGTACACCCACGGTCGCAAGTACGCCGAGGCCAAGGGCCAGCGGGTGCAACTCGAGGAGTACCGCAAGAGCGTGAAGGCCATGCTGATGAAGAAGGCCCTGTCAGATGGCAAGGCAAAGACCTCAGCCGCCGCCGAGATGGAGGCCTACGCTGACTCGTCCTATGTGGAACTGCTCAAGGGCATAGGAGCCGCTGTAGAGCGTGAAGAGGAACTGCGGTGGGGGTTGATATCGGCCCAAGCCAGAATCGATGTCTGGCGTTCAAATGAGGCCTCCAACAGGGTGATGGACAAGGCGGTGTCATGAACTCCAAGATGAACGCCCAGGAGAAGCGGTGGGTGGGCCTGGTCAAAGAACAGCCCTGCTCGGTCTGTGAGGCCGCTGGGCCCTCTGACGCCCACCACATCAAGCAAGGGAACCACTACACCGTGGTGGCCCTGTGCAAGTCCTGCCATCAGGGGAGCAAGATGGGTTGGCACGGGGAGAAAAGGGCATGGGCCATCGCCAAGATGGACGAGCAAGACGCCCTCAACATCACTCTCAAGAACGTATTTACTAGTCTGACTAGTAACTAATCTGTTTTCAAAATACCCGACTGAAATATTAGGGAAAGTCCCTATACTTTGACAACTCTAACTTTCTGTTAGAATTCTCATCACTGCAACATCGCAGGTTTATCTAGGAGATCGAAATGACTGAAGTTCAAGCCACCATCCAAGCCCTCGCCACCGTCGAGTCCCTCACCAACGACATCGACACGCTGGCCGTGTTGGATCGCCAGGTCAAAGACCTGACCGCCAAGTGCAAAGTCCTGAAGGACGGCCTTGCCAACCAATACGGTGAAGGCAAGCACCGTGGCGAGAAGTACGGTGTTCGCATCACCATCGAGAACCGCAAAGGTTCCATCGACCTTGAAGCCCTGTGTGCCCACTTCGGCATCACAGCCGAGCAAGCCGAGCAATTCCGTGGCGAATCCACCGCCGTCATCAAAGTTGCTTCCATCGCTTAATCAACGGGCCTTCGGGCCCTTCAAGGAGAACACCATGCTCACAGCAAAAAACATTGCAGAAGTTGTTGCATTGCTTAAGATCGTTGAACACGCTACCGTCAAACAGTGGGAAGATCCCCACTTCATTGGCCAAGTTCGTGCCGAAGCCTTTCTTGTCGGCTTGCCACTTAGTTTGGAACTGGACGCCTACAAAATCAAAGTTGAACAAGCGCAGGAGTGAACCATGAAACGTGATTTTCGTAATGCGTACAACGCACTCAAAAAAATGGGCGTCCCTGTGTATGTGCGGGACGACATGGATGGTCGGTTCCAGATTAGCGCAGAGGAGCCCGATTCATACCTGTGGGCAAACTACTACGCCGATAACCGAGACGGGTGGGACTTTGGGGTCAATCCGACCATCGACCACGTTCTCAGAAAGTACGGCCTGTTCAGCGAGTGGATCAACCCTGGCGAACTGGGCGTCTATCAACTGTAAGGAGGAAATCATGGACTACATCTGGACACCGACTGGCACCGACATCACCATTCGCTGGCGCAAGATGGGCTGGGTGCCCCCAAGTGAAGACCCGATTTACCAGGCCAAGTGGAAGCACTTTCAGGAACTGCCCATGCGCTACCTGGACGATAAATCCAAAGAGCAGTACGAAAAACTGCTAGAACGCAACAAAGTAGCGAGGATCAGATGAAATGGTTGGTGCTTTGCCTGCCTTTGCTGGGCTGTGGGCCCAGTTGCGAGGAGCGTGGAGGCCATTGGGTGCAGGATGGTTGGTACTATGTCTGGCAGTGGATTGACGTGTCCAGGGGCATCGGATTTATGCAACCCTATCCAAACTATGTTTGCGTAAAGGAGAAGAACACATGAGCGAGAAGAAAGAACTGAGCCAACTGGCTAAGACCATTCTGAGTGGCGCAGGCCACATCACCACCTTCACCCAGGCTGAATTTGACGAGGCGCTGGCGCTGGCAAAAGCCGAGATCATGATGGTCGCCATCGAGACCACCAAGAAGGCGATCTTCATCGAGCGAGAGGAGTGCTCAAAGGTCGTCCTGGCGCTTGCCGACCAGGAAGATGAGGGTGAGACCTGCACGGCCCTGAAAAACGCCGCACAGGCCATTCTGACCCGCATCCCGAGCCAGGTGCAATCATGAGAGACGACGACATCCCCCAGTTCAACAAAGTGCTGTATGTGGTCTGCCTGATCGCAATCGTGGTACTCTGGCTGGACATATCCGTGTGGAGGTCATGATGGAAGACGAAGAGATCAAACGGGTGGTGGATATCTGCCAGCGTCTGGAGCCCATCCTGCATCGATTCATTGAGGGGCTGGTAACCCGTGACGGCGCCAATGTAACGATCAGCGTGATCAGCAACCTGGGCACCACCTTCATGGCTCAGGCCATCACCATGATCGAAGCCAGGGGCGGGGATGTCGACCAGTTTGTCAAAATCCTGATGGTCGAGGTCAAGAACAAATACGATGTCGGCTCGTCCCAAATCAAGGCTGAAGGTGTACTCAGCAAAATGATGTCTGGTGGCCCCGATACCTGCCGCCCCATGCACTAAGTGAAAACCCCTATATCAGGGGGTCTTGCATCAAGACTCTAACTTCGTGTTAGAATTCTTCTACGGTCAACGAGATCGGTTTATCAAGGAGAATGAAATGTCAGCACCAATCGAATTCCCAGGTCGTTACGAAGCCGCCCGTAAGGCGTACATCTTGGCGAACGCCAACAAAACATTTTTCAAAACATATCCTGATGCTCGTGAGGTGGTGGACTTCATCGCCACGGGCCGCATCTACAACGAAGACGGCAATTGTGTCGGGTACAAAGAAGGGTTCCTGGGTGACTTGGCAAACGCATTCGACAGTTTTGGCAAGTTGACCGAAGGGCAAGTGAATGCTGTTCGCAAGTCCATCGAGAAGCGCAATGCTCGTCGTGCTGAGTGGGCCGACAAGAAGGCCGCACTGGACGCCAACCGTCAGCACCTGGGCACCGTGGGCGAGAAGATCACCATCACCCTCACCGTCAAGCATATCGTGACGCTGGAAAGCATCTATGGCGCCAACTACATCCACATCTGCGAGGACGCCGACCATAACATCGTGATCTACAAAGGTAAGGCATCTGCTTTCCCCCTGAAGGACGAGACCGCTACCGTAATCGCTACAGTTAAGGAGCACGGTGTGCGTGACGGTGTGAAGCAAACCGTGATCCAGCGCCCCAAAGTTATCGAAGCAACTGCAACCGTTTAAGGAGAACACTATGACTGAAATCGATTACCAAACCCGCATCGAAACCACTGAGCGCAACGAGGTGGTGTTCGTGGACAAATACGACGACAACGAAGTGTGGTTGTCCATCCAGGTCAATGGTGGCAGTGCCCGTACCACCCTGACCTTTGACCAGGCCAAAGAGATGATCCAAGCCCTGACCAAGATTGTGGAGGCCGCATGAGAACACACCAGCAAATGCTGGATGAGATCGAGGTTCGCAAGGCCCTCGGTCTTCCCCGCATCGAACTCACACCAGAGGAGCGCCGCAGGGCCTTTGGAGACGATCAGTGGGCCGACCGTGACCCTGACGCCAGGGTGAAACAAATGGTGGCTCGGATGCAGGCTGGCCTGCCCATGAGCCAAGCAGACAGGCGTGAGGCCCGTCGATACTTGAGGGAGGCCGCATGAACACCTGGCCCTTCCCGCCCCCTGGAGGGCCTATTCCCTGGACACCAGCCCAGGAGAAGGCCTATCAACGCAAACGCCTTGATGAGGCACCACCAGCACCGTTTTAAGGAGAACACCATGGCAACCGCAAAGAAGGCACCAGCCAAGAAGACGACACCCACACCTTTGCAGAAGAAGGCCAAGAGCACTGGCGTGGCACCCCAGAAGAAGTTCGACATGCCCCTGGAGGTCAGCAACTGGATCGACCAGGCCATGAGCACCATCAATCACCTGCGTGGTGAAGTCGAGCGCCTGAAGAAGGAGAACACCGACCTCAAGGCATACAAACGCTGGGCAGAGCACCGCATCCTGAGGAGCGATCATGAATGACGAGCGCCCACGACAGCCAGCATTCCCCAACCCTCGCTGGGAAGGATGGGGATCACCTCAGGAAGGCATGAGCCTGCGTGACTACTTTGCGGCCAAGGCGCTTCCCTTGGCAATGGAACAGTACAGGATGATCATCAATTGCACCAAAGAGCCTATTCCCTCTTGGGAAAAAGACAAATGTTTATCGTTTGTTGCGGCAGACGCATATAGGTTGGCTGATGCAATGTTGGAAGAGAGGAAACAATGAACCCCAGCCACAAACAAAAGAAGAGCCAGGAGCCTGATGCACCCCAGTGGTACATCGACGCCTACTTAGACGCCCTGAAGTACGGTGCAGGCCTGGTGGTCTTTCGCCCAGGCACCGACCCCGAATACATCCCACCTGAGCGGTACCTGGAGATCGCAGAAGCCCTCAAGTGGTCTGACAAACAAATCAATGGATCAGAGCCCATAAAACAATAGAGTCGACAACCCTGGAAGTTAGAGAGTACACTTCAGTCCAAATGACGCTGAAATGAATGCGTCGGAAAGGACTGAGATATGTCATCAAACCACACAAGCAAGTTAGTTGACGCTAACATTCAGAATAAAATAACTGAAGATAAGGGAGGGATGCTATGAGCAACCTACCCAAGAAGGGCCCAGGAAGGCCCCCAGGAGCCGTCAACAAGGCGACGGCAGACGCTCGGCAGGCCATAGCCCAGTTCGTTGATGGAAACGCTCATAGGCTCACTGAGTGGCTCGACCGAGTGGCTGAGGGTGTGAAGGTGGAGAAGGAAGACCCCGAGACTGGGGAGGTGACCACTGAGTATGTGGTGCCGCCGAACCCAGCGAAGGCCTTCGACATGTTCCAGAGCGTGGTGGAATACCATGTGCCCAAGTTGGCACGGACTGAGGTGACGGGAGACCCGAACAACCCAGTGCAGATGGATGTCCATGTCACAGTGTTTGGCGAGTTGCTCAGGGCCATGAAGATGCAACGCCAGATGGAAGCCTACGGCGACAAAGAGTGATGGGAGCCCTCGAGCAGTTCCTCCAGGACGACAAGGCGCTGACCGAGGAGTTGGCGAGACACCACCCCGTGGTGCAGGCCACGGTGGCTTGGCAGACCAAGTGGAACCACACCGCCCACAAGCACCAGATCGAGCCCCCAGGGAACTGGTGGAACATCTGGCTGATGCTGGCAGGCCGTGGAGCGGGGAAGACCAGGGCGGCGGCAGAGACCCTGGCTGAGTGGGCCTGGAGCCAGCCCAACACCCGCTGGCTGGTGTCGGCCCCTACCAGTGGCGACATCAGGGGCACCTGCTTTGAGGGCGACTCAGGCCTGCTGGCGGTGATCCCCGAAATCCTGATAGCCGACTACAACAAGAGCCTGCACGAACTCAGGCTGATCAATGGGTCGTTCATCAAGGGCATCCCAGCCTCGGAGCCCGAGCGTTTCCGTGGCGGTCAGTGGCACGGGGCGTGGCTGGACGAGTTAGCCGCCTGGGAATACCTCCAGGACTCATGGGACATGATCCAGTTCGCTGTCCGTCTGGGCAAGAAGACCAAGATCATCGCCTCGACGACCCCGAAGCCCAAGCCCCTGATCATGGAGTTGATCGGCAGGGATGGCGACGATGTCGTGGTGACCAAGGCCTCGACCTATGTCAATGTGGCCAACCTGGCGCCGTCGTTCCAGAAGCAGATTCTCCAGTACGAGGGCACCAAACTCGGTCGCCAGGAGATTCACGCCGAGATCATCGACCCCGAAGAGGGCGGCATCGTCAAGAGGGACTGGTTCCGTCTGTGGCCTGCTGATAAGCCCTTCCCCAGGCTCGAGTTCATCCTTCAATCCTATGACTGCGCCACCAGCGACAAGACCTACAACGACCCCAGCGGCCAGATCACCTTTGGTGTGTTCAAGCCCCTGGATGGCGGCATGTCGGTCATGGTGCTGGACTGCTGGAATGAGCATCTTCAGTACCCTGACCTGCGGCCCAGGGTGATCACCGAGTACGAGACGGTCTACGGCGAGGGCAAGTCCAGGAAACTGGTCGACTTGGTGCTGGTGGAGGACAAGTCGGCGGGTATCAGCCTGATCCAGGACTTGCAGAGGGCCCACATCCCCGTCCACGCCTACAACCCTGGCAAGGCCGACAAGATACAGCGCCTGTCCATCGTGGCGAACATCATCAAGGCTGGGCGGGTCTGGGTGCCCGAGTCAAGCCAGAGGAAGGGATTTGTGCGGGACTGGGCCGAGGGCATGGTGAGCCAAATCTGCTCCTTTCCCGAGGGCACGGTGCATGACGAGTATGTGGACTGCATGAGCCAGGGCCTGCGCTACCTGCGTGACGCTGGCTGGATCAGCATCGATGCGCCGCCCAGGGAGGACATCACTGAGGAGGACATCACGGACGCCGAAATCTACAACCTAAGAGATCACGGCAATCCGTATGCGGCTTGAGATACTAGTCTGACTAGTAACTACAATTGATTACTAGTCTGACTAGTAGTGTGGGAACAACAGGAGGATGACATGAGTGACTACATCATGACGACGGTGAAGGACGAGGACTATGAGCGGATCACGAACATTGCAGGGGTCAAGACGACGATCTGCAAGAACCGATTCGAGGTCATCTGCCAAGACAGGGCAGAGGTCAATGAGCAGTACATCGTCCAGGAATTCAGGGCCTGGATTGCCAAGCGCCGAGAGGAAGAGGTGCGAGACGCTGGGGGTGTGTCAGGCAAGGTGTCTTGATTGCCCCAACAGGATGCTCAGGGCATAATCCGATAAACCCACCACAAGGACAGACAGTGGCGCAACCCAGTCCCGAAATCAGAGCCAGACTTGCTCAGTTAAAGGCTGAGGCAAAGATTCGTGCAGAGCGTGATGCACAACGCCAAGCCGCCATCAGGAACGCCGAAAGGATATCTGGCCAGCCTGTGGTGTTGCCGACGGACAAGAAGGCCAAGGGTGGGCTGGCCTGGAGTAGCCCAGACTGGAAGCCGCATCCAGAGAACGATCTGCTTCAACCCATCGGATCGTCAAAGATGGTTGGAGACGAACGCTTGCTATCGCAAGACGATACCTTTTCGCATGGCCTGTCCGAGTTCCCCTCGAGCAAGAAGTCGTACCGTTATCTGTACCACGGCGATGACAAGAAACCGATTGGGGCCATGCAGATTCAGACCATGGGGCCACGAAGCAAAAAGGCCGTGATCCAAAACCTGTATGTGGCTGAAGCCAACCGTCGTCAAGGTATTGCATCGAGATTGCTTGAGAGGGCACGACAGGACTTTGATGTCAAGCACAGCACTGACCTGACATCTGCTGGCAGAGCGTTTGCCAAGGCGGTAAAGGCTGATGGCGGGTCAATTGAAATGGGCAAAGGTGGCTCTATGAGCGCCGAAGAGGCTTTTGGCTTTGGGCAGAAGGAGCCGACCGTCACCGAGCGCATCCAACAGAAGGTGATGCCCGTGGTCGACCGTGCGATTGACACGGCCCTGCCCTTTCGCAAGATGGGCCGCATTGGGGTCGAGGCCCTCGAGAAGAATGTGCGCCGCACGACATCACAGCCTGGATACCAGAGCGGTGTGGGCGAGAGCAATGCTGACGCCGCCATCTTCCACATCCGCAACGCCATGCGCCGTGGTGTGGGCCTGAAGCCCTTCGAGCGCCCGTTTGACCCTGACATGGCCCTGGGCGAGGTCACCGAAGGGTCGTTCCCCAGGGAGCGGAGCATTGATTTTTACCCTGGTTTCTCTCATGGCGGTCAGCCCAGCCAAGATGTGATGCGCTTTGCCATTGGTGGGCAGGGCCCCCGCAACTTCCTCAAGGGCACCGTGGAGAAGATCGTCGATCCGCTGAAAGACACCAGCGAAAACATTGATCCCCCCGAGTTGTATGAAAGGGCGTTGCAAAACCCAAACCTTGGTCAAGCGGCCAAACAACAAATTCAACAAGAATACAAACGATCTCTCCATCACCATCATTTAAATCAATGGATCGAGCGCAACCTGGCGAACTACATCCGCAAGCAGATGGGCAGTCCCAACGACCCCGTGCGTAAACTGGCAGAGCAGGGCATCCTGCACATGTCACCCGACCTGCTCGAGGAGCAGGGCATTCATGGAGACGACCGCAGGAAGATGTTGGGCGGGGAGAAGTTGGGCAAGAGTGAACACGCCCAGGCTTGGGAAGACGCCGTCGACTCGACCTTTGAGCCCAACAGCGTCGAGGACATCATCAACAGCCCAGACCTGTACAGGGGCCTCCAGGAGCCCTGGATGGAAAAGGCCGACCCCAAGACCAATGTGTACGAGTTGTATGGGGCTAGAGAACTTGGGTTTGACCACTTGGTTGATGTCCTGAAAGATGACTTGGCGTCTGGTCGCCTGAGTCCCGAGCAGTTGAGCAATGTCAGCATCGAGCGAGCGGTGCGCCGTGCCTACGAGGTGGACTTGGCAAACAAGAAGGCCATGCAGGAGGCAAGCGCCAAAGCCACCGAGGGCATGCCCGTTCACAAAGACTACGGCAACGGGTTCAAGTGGATCGAGATCGCTCCCAAGAAGCCTGATCTCAACGATCCACTGCCCGAAGGGTACGAGTGGCTCGAGCCTAAGGCTGGCCTGGAGCGCCTGTCTGGCAAGAGCATCCTGGCTCCTGATCGGGGCCGTGTTCACCTTGGCGAGACCAAGCAAGAGGCGCTCGAGATGGCCTACAAGAAAGACCACAAACTCAGCGATAGGCTCGAGAAACCTGTTAAAGACGCCCTGGCCTATGAGAGCGACATCATGGGTCACTGCGTCGGTGGGCAACGGCAACCCGATGGCACCAGGACTGGCGGGTACACCGACGATGTCATGGCTGGGCGCACCCGCATCTTCAGCCTGCGTGACGAGAATAACGAGCCCCATGTGACCATTGAGGTCAGGCCCAAAACAGACAACACGTCTCCAGGCGCTTGGTTGAATACATTGAGCCCAGAGCAACAATTGCAAATTGATGAATCTGGTATCAAGCCTGGTGATATGCCTGAATATCACAGGTGGGTTAAATCACAACCCCCAGCCATCAAGCAGATCAAGGGCAAGCAAAACGCCAAGCCCAAGGCCAAGTACATCCCCTTCGTGCAGGACTTTGTGCGTCAAGGTCAATGGTCAAGTGTCGGTGACTTCAAGAACACTGACCTGGTGCGTAAGAGCGACTTGATCGACAAGTTTTCTCCTGAGGAGTTGGATGCGGTTGGCCAAGGCGAATATCTGACGAAACAGGAGCACAGTGACCTGTTACTTAATAAATTGAAACCTGGCATGGCCAAAGGCGGCAGGGTCTCCAAAGAACCTAAGAGCACCGTCAAGGCCTACAAACTGTTTCGTGCTGACGAAAAGCAACCAGGAAAACTGTTCCCTCTGTTCGTCAACGCCAACAAGCCAGTCGAGATGAACAAGTGGGTGGACGCCGAGGTAGGCGCACAGAACGACAAAGGCAAGGTCAAATCTAAGATCGGCCCGTTGGCCTACCGTCCAGGCTGGCATGCAGGCGACCTGCCTGTTGCCACCCATATCGGAGAGAAAACGGACAACAGCCTCAAGAAGCCCGACTATCGCCCCCGACATCATGTGTGGGCCGAAGTAGAGATGCCCAACGATGTTGACTGGCAAGCAGAGGCCAACAAGCGTGGCACGAACAAAAAGGGCAAAGTGGTTTCGGTAAATGCCCACATCACTGATCAAATACCCAAGGGCGGTCATTACCGCTACAAGACGAACCCCAACATGACTGGCAACTGGCTGATTGGCGGGTCGATGAAAGTCAACAGGGTGCTGAGTCACAATGAGGTGGAGCGCATCAACAAAAAGGCGGGTGTGTCTGACCTGCCTCGCATCGAGCCCTTCAACAAGAAGGATTTTGGATTTAAGCAGGGTGGAAGTGTTGGTGACGCTGAGTCATACTTCTTCCCCGAGAACAAGGAGTGACCGTGCAACCGACACCAGCCCAAATGAAGTTGGCGCTCATGAAAGCCAATCCCCTGAACATTCAGAGCATTGGTGCCAATGAAGCCCCTGACATGAGCCCCAAGGCTTACCTGCCCCCTGACATCCAGACGGGCAACTATGTGCCTCCTGGCGGGGCCAAGACGCCTCCTGCCATGGGTGTGGGCGGTGTGGACATGAGCCGCATGCCTGGTCAGCAACTGATGCCCCAGAACATGGCCCAGCCCCAGCCGAAGGGCCAACCCCAAGGTCAACCGCAAGGCCAGCCCCAGGCCCCGTTGGGTGGCCTTGGACAAGCGCCCCAGCCTCAGGGCGGGAGCAACATTCTGAGCCTGACGCCCCAAGGGCAGGCCCTGAGCGCCATGAAGCCGCCTGCACAAGCCATGGCTAAGGGTGGTGAAGTCAGCGCACAAGGCACTCGAGTCACGATCAAGACAGACCAGCCAGGTAAGGTCAAAGGTATTGTGGTGCCCCGACACATGCTGGAAGGCAGTAAAGAGTCTGGCGTCGAGGGCATGAATGAGTTGAACAAAGCCAGGGCCAAAGTTTATGGAAGCGAAAACCGTGAGCCGCTGAACCTTGGTCAGATGAGTGACATTCACAAGTCGACATTGGAAGAGCACTTCAAAAAGCCGCTGGAAGAGCAGACCAAAGACGAAGTGGAGGCTCTTCAGCGCCTTCGTGCCGCCAAGCACATCGGCAAAACCGCCAATACTTTGGACAAGAGCGAAAAGTTGGACACGGTGCGCCATGAGTATGACGAGCAAGGCCGACCCCATGAAGGGTATGCGGCTAAAGGCGTGGCTGGCCATTCTCTGTACACCTCTGGTCACGGCAAAAACATGAAGCGTCACGTCATCAATACTTGCGCTGGTCAGACGACTGGATGCGGTGGTGGTGTGGATGAGGAAGGGATTGTGGACACCAAGCGTGGCACGTGCTTTGCCCCGAACGCTGAGTCCCAGTACCCTGCGGCGGCTGTGCGCCGTGCGGCCCATGAACAGGCCAAACACGACCCCGCCATGACCAGAGATTGGATATTGGCTCACACGGGTTCCTTGCGCCATGCCGCCAACCTGGCTGACAAGAACAATCAGCGTCTGCTATTCCGTCCCAACGTGGTGGATGAAACCGATACCACTTCACGACACGTGATTCGTCACTTGAACAAACAGCGTAAGGTTGATGACAAGCCGCCAATCATTGCTAATTCATACGGCAAGACCAACGAGTTACATGACCCTGAGAACGGCTACTATGTGACCCACTCCAACGTGGGCCCCAAGACTAAGCATGGTCAAGAAATCAAAGAGAACATCCAGCGAGATGGCCAGCGTGTTCGCAATACTGTGACGGCCACGAATCTGGACGGCGAGGACTTCAAAAACGAAGACGGCAAAAAGACCCCGCCCAAGGGCTCGTACATGGTCACCGATGTCAAGCGTGGCTCTCCGCTGTCCAAGGAGATGGAAAAGCACATCACCCATGCCAAGTATTGGTCTAGGGGTAAAGAAGAATCCAAACTGTCTCCAGAAGAGAAGGAAGAAGGGCCCGAAGGTCACTTTGATGGCAAGGGCAATCCCACGACGCCAGAAAAGGCTCACTATGGCCACACCACGGTCAACGGACGCCGTTACGACTACCAGAAGCAACACATCCTGCATCCCCGCCTGGTGAATGTGCCTGTGCGTAAAAAGAACAAAAAGACGGGTGAAATGGAAACGGTTGAGCACATGATCCCGACCGATTCACGGTTCAAGGACACCGAGTTCCTGCCTAAGAATCGGTTCAAGACCAAGAACGGCAAAGAGGCTGGGCACATCCTGATGACCACGCCGACAGAGTCGACCAGTAACCTAGGGCACCACACGCCGTTCACCCACAGCGTGAGCCCTAAAGACATCGAGCATGCCAAGAAAAACAAGGGCGAATACGAGATCGACAACCCGATGGCGCAAGAGAAGGCCCGTGGCAAAGAGTATGTGGCTCCCCAGCCCATCAAGATTGTCAGGAAGGCCGCAGGTGGAATGGTGTACCAGCCCCGCCATCCTGGCTACAGCGATGACGATTTCCATGCTTTCCCTGAGCAAAATGTCGCCGCCCAGCGCCATCTGGCTTTGCGCCTTGGGGATGACGAAAAGGTACATTACAAGTCCAAGAGCAAAATGCCTGTGACAATGAGCAAAAGCCTGGACGCCATGCGTCTTGAAATGACGAGGAAGAAATAATGGAAGAGAACCAAGACGAACTACAGATTGACGAGCAGGAAGACGGGTCTGCGGTAGTTGACCTGCCCGAGATTCAGACGGAAGAACAGCCCGACGGGTCAGCCATCATCACGATGGAAGACGGCCCCGAGTTCAATCCTGACTTCTACGATAACCTGGCTGACATCGTCGATCCTGGCACGTTGTCTGGTCTGGCGTTTCGCTACCTCGACCTGATTGAGACCGACAAAGAGGCCCGAAGCCTGCGTGACAAGCAGTACGAAGAGGGCATCAAGCGCACTGGCATGGGCAACGACGCCCCAGGCGGTGCGACCTTCATGGGTGCCAGCAAGGTCGTTCACCCCGCCATGGCTGAGGGTTGCGTGGACTTTGCCGCTCGAGCGATCAAAGAACTTTTCCCGCCAGATGGCCCTGTGAAGACCAAGGTGCTGGGCAAGATGGATCAGATGAAGTCCGACACCGCCGAGCGCAAGCGTGACTTCCTGAACTGGCAGATTACCGAGCAGATCGAAGAGTTCCGTGACGAGCAGGAGCAGTTGCTGACCCAGTTGCCCTTGGGTGGTTCACAGTACTTCAAACTGTGGTTTGACGAGGAGAAGAAGCGACCATGCGTCGAGTTCTTGCCCATTGACCGTGTGATCCTGCCCTTTGCGGCGACGAACTTCTACACGGCTCAAAGAGCGGCTGAGGTTCATGAGATCACCGCCCACGAGTTGGAACGCCGTGTTCGCACGGGCATGTACCGTGACATTAGTTACATCAAAGCGACTCAGACCCTGGATCAAAACAAGGTTGAGCAGGCCAACAACAAGATCGAAGGCAAGCAGTTCGAGGACAACAAGGACGGCCTGCGGAAGGTCTACCACATCTACACCTGGCTGGAACTCGAAGATGACAAGCACAGCAAGGGCAAGATGGCCCCGTACATCCTGATGATCGACGAACTCGAGAACGAGGTGCTGGGCCTGTATCGCAACTGGGAAGAGTCGGACAAAACCATGACCAAGTTGGACTGGGTTGTGGAGTTCAAGTTCATACCCTGGCGAGGTGCTTATGCCATTGGTCTGCCTCATCTCATTGGTGGCCTTAGTGCCGCTCTCACTGGTAGCCTGCGTGCTCTGCTTGATTCTGCTCACATTAACAACGCCGCTACCATGCTGAAGTTGAAGGGGGCAAAGATCAGCGGTCAAAGCCAGCAGGTCGATGTCACCCAGATTGTGGAGATCGAAGGAGCGCCTGGAGTCCAGGACATCCGTCAGATCGCCATGCCCATGCCGTTCAACCCGCCCAGCGAGACCCTATTTAGGCTCCTGGGCTGGCTTGACACCGCCGCCAAGGGGGTAGTGACCACCAGCGAGGAAAAGATCGCTGACATCACTTCCAACGCCCCTGTGGGCACCACCCAAGCCTTGATCGAGCAGGGTGCCGCAGTGTTCTCTGCGATCCATGCCCGACTGCATGACAGCCAAGCCCGTGTGCTCAAAATCCTGTGCCGCCTGAACCGCTGGCACTTCGACGAGATGCAAAAGGGCGACATCATCGCTGACCTGGACATCGTCCGTGAGGACTTTGCCAAGAACACGGATGTGGTGCCCGTCAGTGACCCGCACATCTTCTCTGAGACCCAGCGTATGGCTCAGATGCAGGCGGTGCTGACTCGAGTGAAGGACGCTCCTGACCTGTACAACCGCACGGCGGTGGAACAGCGGTTCCTGAAGCAGTTGAAGGTGCCCAATGCCAACGAATTGCTCAAGGACAGCCCTGCGCCCGAACAGCGCACCTCGGCAGACGAGAACGCCGCCATGTTGCTGGGCCAGCCTGCCTATGCGTACCTACAGCAGGATCACATTGCCCACATCCAGGATCACCTGCAATTTGGCATGAACCCGTTCCTGGGCCAGTCGCCGTTTGCCGATCCGTCGTACCTCAACAATCTGATCGAGCACATCAAACAGCACATGACGCTGTGGTACCTGAACCGCTCGAACGGCTATGTGGAGTCCAGCCTGCACAAGCCTGTGACCAACTACGAAGAGCCGAGCATGACGCCTGCTCTGGACAAGTTGTACACGACGGTTGGAGCCCATGTGATGCTCGACACCCAGCAGGTGTTTGAGCAGTTTGCCCCTGCCTTCCAGCAATTGATCCAAATGGCCCAACAGCGCCAGCAGAATCAGCGCCAGGTGTTGCCGCCTGACGCCCAGGTGGTCAAAGACACCAGCATGGCTGAGACCCAGCGCAAGCAGGCCAAAGACCAGGCTGACCAGCAGTTGGCCCAGGCCAAGTTGCAGAAGGACATGGCTGAACACCAGATGGACAACCAGACTAAGATTGCCATCGAAAATGCAAAGTTGACGCACCAGACGATCACTGACATCGCCAGTGCTCAAGCCCCTGCCATGGGCGACATGGCACAACCCCAACTATCAGGAGTTCCGAATGAGTGACAAAGAACAAAAGGGCATCAATGTGCCCCAGCACAAGCGCATCGCCATGGGCGAGAAACTTGACGGTACGAGTTACCAGCCCCGTGGCGGTACTAGTCAGACTAGTAACACTAAAGGTGGACTTTCTCAAGCCAAGAAAAAATGATTGAGCCCCTGATCCACAGGATCAAACTCAAGCAGGGCGAGATCAGTTTTGCCTTGGCTACTGGGTCGTGTATGACCTGGGAGGCGTATCAGCGCCTGGTTGGTCAGTATCAGGGACTGCAAGATGTCCTGGATATGGTCGACAGCATGTTGGAAGAAGAACGAAATCAAGAATGAGCCCCACTCCTGGGGCGAGACCGCACTGAAAAGTGCTTAACGATGCGCCTGAAATATGGCGTTGAAGGAGAAGGAAAGTGAACCTTGTAGAAGAGAAGCAACACATTGTTGCATTTGAGGCATCGTACGATGCGCCCGACCCAGAAGAACTGGCGTGGGCGTTTCCTGATGTCCAACCTGGCATGGAGCCCTTTGGTGGTCGTGTCATCATTCAACTTCGTCGTATCAAGCGCAAGACTGCTGGGAAGATTATCCTAGTGGAGGAGACTAAAGAGAACGAGAAGTGGAACAACATGATCGGAAAGGTGGTTCAAATTGGGCCGCTGGCCTTTAAGAACCGAGACACCATGCAACCATGGCCTGAGGGCACCTGGGCCCAGGTTGGAGACTATGTGCGAGTGCCCAAATGGGGTGGTGATCGCTGGGAAATCCGTGTCCCAGGCGAGGATGACAAAGAAGACCCCGTGCTTTTCATGACTCTGAACGATCACGAACTGATCTCGAAGGTCACGAGCAATCCACTTTCTTTCAAAGCCTATGTCTAAGGAGTGAAAAATGGCTGATCCGAACGAAAAACAGGACGATATCGCAGTTGTGGAGGGCCAAGATGGCTCCGCAACCGTCGATTTGCCTGAAAATTTGCTTGAAGGTGACGATTTTGAGGGTCAATCGGCCTCTCAAGACGCCAAAAATGAGGGTGGAAGCGTCAAAGACGACGATGACGACCATCCAGACGACGATGATGAGTTAAGAGCGGCGAAAAGGAACCGCCGTCGGGCCAAAAAAGACCTGATCCGCAAGACGAATCAGGAAAAAGACCTGCGCCTACAGCAACTACAGCGTGAAAACGAGGAATTCAAGCGTCGTTTGAGCCAGTTGGAGCGCAATACCAAGGCAGAGCAAGTGACTCGCCTGGAAAAGAGCATGGAGGACGCCCAGGTTCAACTGGAATACGCCAAGATGAAGTTGGCAGAGGCCACCTCGAACAATGATGGCGAGGCTATGGTCGAAGCCCAAACTCTGTGGCAAAACGCCCATGAGCAAGTACGCCACCTGAACAATCTGCGTCAGCAGGCTGACCAGGAATTGAAGCGCCCCCAGCAGTCCCAGCCCCAAATTGACCCCGTCATCCAGCGCAATGCCGCCCAGTGGATGCGTCGCAATGGCTGGTACAACCCTGCCGCTACGGACGCCGACAGTCGGGTCGCCAAGAGCATCGACGAGCAGATGTCAAGCGAGGGTTGGAACCCTGCTGACGAGGACTATTGGGACGAACTTGATAGCCGTTTGCAAAAAGTTCTTCCACATCGCTACAATGAAACCAATGACGACGATAACCGTCAAGTCAGACGACCGAGGAATGTTGTGGGAAGTTCTGGACGTGAGGCTTCAGCGGCTTATGGGGGTACCAACCGTACCCAGTTCGTTCTTTCGCCTGATCGGGTGAAAGCAATGAAAGACGCTGGTGCTTGGGATAACCCCGAGCGCAAAGCCCGAATGATTAAGAACTTTATCGAATTTGATCGCCGCAATGGCGTTCGCAACTAACCTAGGAGCATTGACATGGAATCTCGTCTTAAAAAATCTCTCAACGCAGGTGGTCGCCAAGATCGTGCAAACGAGGACGCAAGCCGCCGTGCGCCTGAAGATAAGTTCATTTCTACGCAGGAACGTCGCAAGATGTGGAGCGAGGAGTGGACGCAATCAGCATTGCCAAAACTGCCGTCTTTGGACGGATGGCACCTTTGCTGGCTCTCGACAACCAACAGTTACGACTCCATCGATAAACGGATTCGCCTTGGATACGTTCCCGTGAAAGCGGATGAGTTACCAGGCTATGAAGATTACCGTGTGAAGTCGGGTGAACATGTTGGCTACATCTCTTGCAATGAGATGCTGTTGTTCAAGTTGCCCCTGGATATCTACCAAGAGGTCATGACTCACATGCATCACGACAAACCTCGTGAAGAAGCAGAGAAGATCAAAGTCCAAATGGAAAATCTCCAAGGTCAGCGTGATTCCAACGGTCGCCCGTTGCTGAGTGTCGAAGGCGAAGGCTTTGGCTCTATTGAACAGCAACCCAACAAAACCCCGATATTCTCGGGTTAAGGAGTAAACATGAGTGCAACCTCTGCTCCGTTCGGTTTGCGTCCTGCGTTCCATCCCTCTGGTCTGGATCGGGCACAGGCGCTGGCTAACGGCATCCCCTCGGCGTTCAACACTGACATTTTCAAAGGTCAGCCTGTTCGCTACCAAACCACCGCTATCGGCGGTACTCTCGGCACCATCACCCCTGCTACCACCTCTGGTGCATGGTCTGGTGCTTTCGCTGGCGTTCAGTGGACTGACACCACTGGCCGTGCCCGTGTGAGCAACTATTGGCCTGCCAATACTGCCTACACCACTGGCTCGTGCGTTGCCTATTTCTACAACGATCAAAACATCGTTTATGAAATTCAGGCAAGTGGCTCGATTGCACAGACCGCCATCGGTAACGAGTACAACTTCAATAACGTCACTTCTGGCTCGACCACCACGGGTCTGTCTGCCGCTACTCTGGATCACTCCAGTGCTGTTGGCAACGGCTCGCAGGGTCAGATGCGTATTGTTGATTTGGCTCCTTATGTGGACAATGCGTGGGGCGATGCCTACACCATCGTTCGTGTCGTTAACTCGCAGTCGCAGTTCTTCGGTTCTGTGACCGCAATTGCTTGATAAGGGAGTCACAACATGGCCGCCCCGATGCGTAGTACAGACTTCCGTTCGATTGTTGAGCCTATCCTCAACGAGTGTTTCGACGGAGTCTATGATCAACGAGCCGACGAATGGAGCCGAGTGTTCCGTGAAGAAGACGGCATTCCCCGCAACTATCATGAAGAGCCCGTCCTGTATGGATTCGGCGCCGCACCTCAACTGCCTGATGGCACTCCTGTGACCTATCAGCAGGGTGGTGTGCTCTTCCTCAAGCGTTACCTGTACAAGGTATATGGTCTGGCTTTCGCCCTGACCAAAGTCTTGGTGGAAGACGGCGACCATATCCGTATCGGTCAAGTGTATGCTCGTCACCTCGCCCAGTCTCTGGTGGAAACCAAAGAACTGTTGGCGGCGAACGTGCTGAACACCGCCTTCAACTCGTCCTACCCTGGTGGCGACGGTGTGTCCCTGATCAACACGGCTCACCCCATCGTCAACGGTACTTTCAGCAACCAGTTGGCCACCGCCGCTGTGCTGTCCCAGACCTCTCTGGAGCAGATGCTGATCCAAGTCCGTCAGGCTGTGGACAACAACGGCAAGAAGATTCGTCTGGTGCCCCGTCAATTGATCGTGGCCCCTGGCAACATCTTCCAGGCTGAAGTTCTGCTGAAGAGCGTCCTGCGTACTGGCAACGCCAACAACGACATCAACCCTGTGAAGTCGATTGGTCTGCTGGA